TGACTCTTAACGATTCAGGACGTCCGATCTATAACGCATCACAGCCATCAAACGCTGGCGGCGTAGTTCGTCCAGATTCTTTAGTCGGTAACGTCGCGGGCTTGGATCTATTCGTAGACCCAACTAACGCGGGCGATGGCGACGGAACTCTTCTAGTCGTTAACCCAGACGCTTACACATGGTACGAAGGACCTACTTTCCGCCTACGCGCGGACGTAATCGCTTCTGGCCAGATTACAGTCGGTTACTACGGTTATGGCGCACTTGCGACAAAGATCGCAGCTGGCGCATTTAAGAATAACAAGGCTTAATCGCCAAAAGTCAATCATCGACCAGTTCGCTCCCGAGCTGGTCGAGTAGTAGAAGGGAAGAGCTAACGTGCCAGCAATTATTACAGCCTCACAGCTGCGATCCGTCCTAGGCGTTAGCTCTTCTCTTTACGACGATGCTTACTTAAACGACATTATCGACACAGCCGAGCAAGCGATTCTCCCGCTGCTTATTCAGAACTCGACAGCTGTAATCGAGTACGAATTAAAAGATAACGTAGCAATCTTCTACACTCGACGCGTTCACACTTTCGTCGTCGGACAGTCGATCGTCGTAACTGGTCTCCCAGCTCCATTTACAGCCACTCACACTCTTACAGTAGTTACAGACAGTTCGTTCTCCGCAGCTCTTACGAGCGCAGACGTAACTCGTCGCCAGATTATTCCTAACGGAACGGCAACTCTTAGCGGTTATTCAGCTGCGACTCTTTACGTCGGAAACTCATCGATCGAGTCCGCTATCTACGCCGTATCTATCGAAGTCTTCCAATCTCGTACGGCTGCGGGCGGTCAGATCGAAGGTCTGGACTTCCAGAGTTCTCCGTACCGAATGGGCCGCAGCTTGCTAAATCGTGTTATCGGGCTTCTCGGTAATTACATCGATGTCGACACGATGGTCAGCTAATGCCAGCTTCTTCGATTCTTACGAGCGTCCGCACTCCGCTAAAGACAGCGATCCAAGGCGTAGCGGCTAACACTTACGACTCAGTTCCAGAAGCTCCGATCGTGCCATTCGCGGCAGTGACTCCGAGTGTTCCGTATTTACAGCCGACGTTCTTAGGTAAGTCGAACGTAAAGCTAAAAGTAAATCTAGTAGTAAGCGTAGGCGTAGCGATCTACGATAATCAGAGCGCACTCGATAACTGGGAGAAGCTCGTAATTAGCATTCTGGCGGCCGTTCCGTCAGGGTATGAAGTCGGAGACGTATCGAATCCGATTCCGTTAACGATAGGCGCGTCAGAGATTCTCGCGGGTGAGATTCAGCTTTCCACCTATTACACACAGACAAACTAAGGAGAAAACAATGGCCACGACCGTCATTACTGGACGCGATCTCGCTATGACGATCGCGACAAAGAACTACGACGAGCAAGCGACAAGCGCAACACTTTCAGCGGACGTTACTATCGAAACTTACGACACACTTTACTCGAAGGCTTATAAGTCGATCGATTCACAGTGGACGTTCGATGTTGAGATGCTCGCAGACTGGGGCGCAACAGATTCGCTCTGTGAAGCTCTATGGACAGCTGCGGAGTCAGCACCTAACACAGCTCTAGCGGTATCGCTCACAGCTGTAACAGGCGCAGTCTTCAGCTTTAACGTTCTGCCACTATTTCCAAGCGTGGGCGGATCATCGCCAGACGCTCAAACTGTTAGCATGAGCTTTACAGTTATCGGAACACCTACAGAGACATTCAGCTAACAAACAGAATCGGGAGCAAAAAATGAAGCTAGAACTAGAAGTCCAGTATCTATCTGGAGATGTCGTTACTTATGTGGCGGCAGTTCCAGAATGGGTAAAGTGGGAACGAAAGTTTAACGCAACAGTAAACGAAGCAGAATCGAAGCTAGGTCTCGAAGGGCTTACATTCTTGGCTTATCACGCTATGAAGCGCGAAGCAGCTGGGAATCCTGTCAAGCCTTTCGAGATCTGGATCGAGACTGTAGAAGGAATTAACAGTAAGAAGTCAGACCCAAAAGCTGGCCCGTCGGAAGCTTAAATCGCATTCGGATCGAAGTAGCAATAGCGACCCAGATCCCTATGAGCGAATGGCGAACGGCGGAAGATTTACTTACAGCGATAGAGATCTTGGAGAGGCAGAATGGCAGATAAAAGCGGCCGCGGCACTTATGCCATTACTGTCGATCCATACGAGTTTAAAAATCTTCTCGGGTTACTAGGTTCGTTCCCCGCGGAGTATCAGCAGCTAGTTCGTGATCGGGCGCAGCCTATGTCTCAGAGACTAGCTGGCCAGCTCATGATGAGCGGACTGTCTGCTCCCGCTCCACAGACGAAGCTAGTAGTCCAGACGATCAAGTCTCCACGCGATCGTCTTATTCGCGTCGACATCGGTGGCCCTAAGAAGGTCGGTCGTCCTTATGGCGGAGAAGCTTCTAAGAGCGGTAAAGGCGCAAAGGTTCGTCGACAAGCTGCGCCAGCGGGCGCGCTGTTATGGGGAACAGAGTACGGATCGCATGGCGGCGTCGACTCAATCGGCCGAACATTTACTAACAGATTTAAGACTCCCTACAATAAGCGCGGCTACTGGATCGCTCCAGCGGTCGACTTCTATGTCCCAGTCGTAGCCCGCGAATACTCGCTTATGGTTCAGCAGATCGCTAAAGAATTGAGGCTTAACTAATGGCGGGCATTCCGAAGATAAAGATAACTTTCGATGCCGACTTCGATCAGTTAAAGGCGGGCGTAAAAGGCGCACAGAATGAAGTCGAAGGCTTCGGATCTAAGATGGGCGGATTCGCTAAGAAGGCGGGAGCTGCGTTCGCTGCGGCTGGAGCGGCTGCGGCTGCTTATGCTGGCGTTCTGCTTGTCGATGGCGTTAAGTCCGCAATCGAAGACGAAGCAGCTCAGGCTAAACTCGCGACGACTTTACAGAACGTTACAGGCGCGACAGATGCCCAGATCAAGGCTACAGAGGACTACATAACTCAAACGGCACTGGCGAACGGCATTACAGACGACGTTCTACGTCCCAGCTTGGATCGGTTAGTTCGCTCGACGAAAGACGTACAGAAAGCCCAAGAACTCCAGACCCTAGCTCTGGACATCGCAGCGGGAACAGGTAAAGATCTAAAGACTGTCTCGGAAGCTCTTGGTAAAGCTTACGACGGCAATCTAGGCGCACTAAAGAAGCTCGGTGTCGGAATCGATGAGAGCATCATTAAGTCCAAGAACTTCGACGCGGCTGCGGCAGCTTTAGCGACTACTTTCGAGGGCCAAGCTTCTCAGCAAGCCGAGACTTTTCAGGGAAAGATGGCGCGTCTTACTGTTGCATTCGATGAAGCGAAAGAGACTGTAGGTTCTTACGTTCTCGATGCGCTTACTCCGCTTCTGTCTGGATTCGTCGATAAGGGAATCCCAGCGATTCAGGACTTCGCGAAGAATCTTGGCGAAACACTTGGGCCAGCGTTCGGTCAGATCTTTAAGGTAATAAAAGAGGATTTACTTCCGATCTTGACGTCATGGTGGAAGTTCCTTTACGAAGAGATAATCCCAGCGATCGGAAAGATCGTCGGCCCAATTCTCGAAGGACTTAAATCCGCATTTGACAAAATTAAAAAAGCGGTCTCGGACAATTCCGACGAGTTAGAGCCATTCTACGGATTCTTAAAAAAGATCTGGGAATTTACGGATAAGTATCTCGTCCCGATTATCGGTGGAGCATTTAAGACAGCACTCGAAGGACTTGGAACGATTTTGGCTGGCGTAGTTACGACATTCTCGAAGTTCGTTACATTCATTACGAACGCTTATAACGGCATTAAGAAGATTATCGACTTCATTAAGAATAATCCGATTACTAACTTTTTCGATGGTGGAGCTAAGGGTCTTAAAGCTGGAATGTCTTTTGATAACGGTGATGGCGGTGGCGGAATAATCGGGCCGCCATCTACTGCTGATCTTCCGCCAGAGTTAGCGGCTTTGACCGATGCCCAATACAGCGCACTGTTACGATGGGCAATAGATAGAGGATTAGACCCAACGCCTAGAAATGCGATGGGCATTGCAACAGGTATTCCAGCGGCAGAATACAGCGCCAAAATGTTAGCCAATTTACAGGCCTACAATTTAGAGCAACTTATGAAGAGGAACGCTGCTAATAAACTCGTAACGCCAGCTCCAACTAATAACATCACTGTTAACATGGGAGTCGTCGGAGATCCGGAATCGGCAGCTAGAACGATCGTCGACTTAGTTAATAAGTCCCAAGCGCGCGGCACTTTAGGCGCGGGAGCGTTCGTAACGGCATGAGCCAGTGGACTCCAGTCTGGAGCGTTCTAATCGATGGAGTCGAGTATCGGAACATAACTCTAGCGAATCTAACTATAGAATCGGGCCGCCGAGACATCTACCAGCAAGCGGTAGCGGGCTACTGTAGTTTATCTATTCTCAACATCGACGACCAGCCTGTAACCGTAGCGATTAACTCTGGGATAACTGTCTTCGTCCAGAACTCGGCAGCTACTCCAGTGGCCATCTTCGGCGGAAGCGTTAGCGACATTCTTACGACAGTCGAAAGATCGGGAACTGGCGGACTCGTACAGAGTACGACAATTACGGCACTGGGCGCACTTTCACGTCTTCCGAAGGTATTAACAGAAGGCGTCCTATCTAAAGACTTTGACGGAGATCAGATCTACGACGTACTCGATGGCATTCTTTACGGAGCTTGGAATGAAGTTCCAGCCGCTCTTACTTGGGCAGTTTATGACGCGACGACGACATGGGCTAACGCCGAAAACAGTGGCGTCGGTGAAATCGATCGCCCAGGGAATTACGAACTAACTTCGAGAGCTAGTAATGTGACAGATGCTTATTCGCTAGTCGCAGCTTTAGCCACTTCTGGACTCGGTTACATTTACGAAGATGGTCAAGGCCGAATAGGTTACGCCGATTCCACGCATCGCGGGCAGTATCTAGCTACGAACGGTTATGTCGATCTTTCAGCTTTAGACGCTTATTCCAGCGGTTTACAAATCTCGACCAGAGCGGGCGACGTCCGTAATGAAGTGACGATCACTTATAAAAACGGCGATCAACACACAGCCAGCGACGCGACATCTATCGCGACTTATGGATCACTGGCCCAAAACATTCTCACTACACTGGAGAACGGCGTAGACGCGACAAGCCAAGCCAACTTCTATCTAGCTCTTCGCGCTTATCCACGCGCTAACTTCGAGTCGATTCGCTATCCGCTGGGCAGCCCTAACGTAAGCGATTCAGATCGTGATTCTCTTATCGGCGTCTTTATGGGAATGCCTGTAAACATTACAGACCTACCCGCGAACATGGGTCTGGCTTTTCAGGGATTCGTAGAAGGCTGGAGATTTTCGGCTGGGTATAACTCTCTGGCTATCGATCTTTACGTTACGCCAATCTCTTATTCTCTCGACGCGTTCCGCTGGAATGACGTGCCAGCTTCCGAAGCATGGAACACTTTAAGCCCTACACTTACATGGTTAGAAGCGACAGTAGTCGCATAGAGAGGAAAACATGGCAACTACTACACCCAATTTCGGCTGGAGCGTTCCGACTTCGACCGACTTAGTAAAAGACGGTGCGACAGCGATCGAGACACTTGGCGACTCTATCGATGCTTCTTTAGTGGATCTTAAAGGCGGTACTACAGGCCAAGTCTTAGCCAAGAACTCGAACACAGACATGGACTTCACATGGACAGCTATCGATCCTTTAGTAATTCTTGACGCTAAAGGTGATCTAATTACAGCGACGGCAGCCGATACTCCAGCGCGTTTAGCTGTAGGAACTAACGGACAAGTTTTAACCGCAGATTCTACGGCCAGCACTGGAATAAAGTGGGCGACCGCCGCTTCTGGATCTATGACTCTTCTTGCCTCTACTGCATTATCTGGATCTTCCGTATCGTTTACATCAATCAGCGGATCTTACAAAGATCTGAAATTGGTGATAACTGATTGGGAAGTAAATGGAGGATCATTAAGATTTACAATCAACAATGATGCCTCAGCACTTTATGATCGCATCGGACAACAACTGAACAATTCGGGAACAGCATCAATCATTTCTTCATCAGATGCGGCAAACGTGAATTTGGTTGGAGATACACCATCCACAGGTGCCGCACTTAATCACACAGTTATTGATTTTTTTGATTACACAGCATCAACGGCTGTTAAATTAGGTCGTTTTGTAAATGTCTATGACATGAGCACCGCTGCTTATGGAATTATTGACGCAGCTTGGGCTTATTCATCTGCGACGGCACTTACCCGAATTGATCTTTCATTATCAACAAGCACATTTGCAGCAGGTAATGCCTACTTATACGGAGTGAACTAATGCACAAAATAGAGATAAACGTCGAAACGGGAGAAGTGAAAGAAATCGAACTTACTTCTGCCGAAATTGCTGCTAGAGAATTAGAAGTCCAAAACGAAGAGGCACAACGCCAAGCAGCTTTACAATTAGCCGCCGAAAACGCGGCCGCGCGACTTGCTTTACTTCAACGTCTTAACATAACCGAAGAGGAAGCGAAGTTACTTCTGTCATGACTTACCCAATCGGAACAGCTGCGGCAGTCGTCGAAGTAGCACTCAAAGAAGTCGGGACAGTAGAAGAAGGCAACAATCTTACAAAGTACGGAAAGTTTACTAAAGCCGATGGTCTGCCATGGTGCGGATCTTTTGTTAACTGGTGCTTCCATGAAGCGGGCGTAAAGCTTCCTTCTATGGTCTCAACAGCTGCGGGCGCGCATAAGCTCAAAGAAGTAAGTCGCTGGGTAGAGACAGAGCCTAAGATCGGCGATCTTGCATTTATGGACTTTCCGCATGATGGCGTTGATCGTATCTCGCACATCGGAATCGTCGTAGGAGTTAAGTCGAAGACTGTAATTACGATCGAAGGTAACACTTCGGGAACTGGCGATCAGCGTAACGGCGGAATGGTTATGGTCAAAGAGCGCGCATTCGAAAGCGGTAAAGAAGTCGTAGGGTTCGGACGTCCTAAGTTCGTGGCTTACGCTGGCGACTATCCTGTCGTCGAAGTTCCCACCGAATCGGCAGCGAAGCCGAAGAAAACGGAGAAGAAGAGTGGAAAACTTAAAAGCTCTATTAGCAAGCTGGGCGCGTAGCTTCTTAGCTGCGGCTATTGCGGTTTACATGGCTGGAGTTACAGATCCCAAGGCGATCGGCATGGCGGGCCTTGCCGCCGTATTGCCTGTAGTCCTACGCTGGCTAAATCCAAAAGATTCAGCTTTCGGGTTACAGGGGAAGTGACTCGGAAACTACTCGCGGGAAGTCTGGCCTTAGTCCTTTCGGTCGGGCTTTCCGCTTGTGGTTATCAGGGTTGGGTTCGCTATGAATGCCAAGAATACGAAAACTGGTCGAAGCCAGAATGCCAAGAGCCGCAATGTATCCCTACTGGAACATGCACTAGCGACGTCCTTGGAGAAGAAGCTCCACAGCCCAGCCCGACGCCGTAGCCCAGAAGAAGTCCACGCGACTCTCATCCTTATAATCGGATCGACCTTAGCCGCTGTCTTCTTGATCGTCACTCTTGGAATTACTTACGCTCTTATCTTCGTTACACAGCCGATCGGTAATCAAGCTCCGAATGATGCGGCCTTTATTGATCTTCTAAAGACTCTGGCAATCTTCTTAACTGGATCACTTGGCGGAGTTCTGGCGGGTAACGGACTAAAGTCGAAGCCGAAGCCACTCGACACGCCGACAGATAAGCGGGAATCTTGACCTATTAGCGTTCTTGCTTCACTCTTTACATCGGGAGCGCGAACGTCGCTCCCAGTATCGGGAGCAAATAATGACATCAAGTGAATTAGGACTATTCGTCCTCATGGCTATTGCGGGCATTCTATGGGCAGCTATGAGCTACTCAGTCGGTTATCGAGAAGGCCAGCGAGAAGGCTTTAAGCGCGGTCGAGCTGTATCACGTCACGCAGCTAAGGACGTGCGCTAATGAGCTTCTTAGACAACTACGAAGATGTGGCCGCCAGAATTGCCCGCCTATGGGCTACACACCCTACAGCTAGAGTCCAGACGTCGATCGTAGACTTTAACGCCGAAAAGGGTTACGTCCTTATCCAAGCCCAGATCTTTCGCGAGTACGAAGATCTCTATCCATCGGCTACCGATTACGCATTCGGTAACGTAGCGACTTATAACGTCAACATGAAGAAGTTCTTCGTAGAAGATACGGTCACGTCTGCAATAGGACGAGCCATCGGTCTACTACTCGGAGCGGATAAGCGTCCGACCAGACAGGACATGGAGAAAGTCGAAACCGTAAGCGCGAAGGTAGCGAACTCAACGGCCGACGATTACGATCCATGGACACAGAAGTTCGGCGAAGTGCCAAGCTATAAGACAGCCGAAGAAGCAGAACAGAGCGGCATTCCTAGCCTTGGATCATCGATGGACGAGATCAAGAAGCAGCTAGGCGGTGAGCTAGTGGCAGAAGCTCCACAGTGCAGCCATGGTCATCGAATCTGGAAGCAAGCCCACGAAGGCGCGCCTAAGAACTGGGGCGGCTACTTCTGCCCAGAACGCACAAAGGCGACGCAGTGCGCGCCCGCTTGGTACGTCTTGGCCAGCGATGGTAAGTGGAAGCCACAGGTCTAACGATGAGCGATTACATGGAGATTCTTTATCCGCAGACCATGACTGGGAAACTCTTTCAGAATGGCGAAGTTATAGCCGAGTATCCGATCGAACAGTGCGACAACTGCGAGAAGCTCGTAAAGTTCGATAAGTTCGGCTATACCAAGGGACAAGCTAGAGAGAAGTTAATCTGGCTCTGTGGCTTATGTCGATGAAGATAAAGCCCACGATAGAAGATAAAGTCTTAGCTCACACCGTAGCTCTGGAGCGAATAGCCCAGATTCAAGGACAGCCAGATCACAATAGCCGCTACGACAGAGCGTTAGGCTTTCACGATTACGTCGCCCAAGTAGCCGAATCAATAGTCGCCGAGATCTTGGTAGCGCGTTACCTTGGCTACGTCGACTTCGATCCTAGAGCTTCACAGTTTAAGAAGACGGCAGATGTCGGAAGCTTTATCGAAGTGAAGTGGACACGTTACGAATCTGGCCAGCTCATCATCTACGAAAGTGATCGCCAGACAGATGTAGCCATTCTCGTAGTCGGAACTAGCCCGAATTACAGACTAGCGGGCTGGATACCTGTAGCCATGGCTAAGCGGCCTAAGTATAAGAACTCTAAGCAGCCTACTTGGTGGGTAGATCAAAAGAATCTACAGCCGATCGAGAATCTAAAAGGGAGCAACTATGGACAAGCTGCGCTATAACTGCCGAATGTGCAAGAAGGAGACAGAGCAGCTCATTCGTGTAATTACGGATAATCTTCCAGATCATGTAAAGACGATCCAGTGCTGCGTCTGTTCTACTATGACAGTGGCACTAATTGGAGAAGCTAATGGCGACCTATGAATACAGGTGTGAAGTGTGTAGTAAAGAGCTAGAAGTCCAGCGATCCATCGAAGATACACTGGCGAGAGATCCTTACTGTCCGAACTGCACTGTCCCTATGAAGCGGGTTTATTCGCTAGGTGGCATCGTGTTTAAGGGTAACGGTTGGGGCGGTAAGCCATGAAGTTATCCACAGGGTTTATCCACAGGCTGTGGGACACGCCCAACATCACGCTCAGACTTGCGCGGTATTTGACAGCGGCGTTACCATCTCTTCGCTTGAGGCGAGCCGCTATCGCGGTTAGCTCGCAAGAGCGCAAGAGAGGTTTAGGGGCGGTTTATGCTATTACGGCATCGCTCTTAATAACCAGCATTCCAGAAGCTACAGCTAAGAACTATTCTGTAGATCATCTAAAGCTTTACGCACATTCTAGGATTCTTGATTACAAAGAGTTCCAGTGCTTTAACAGGATCATAACCAAGGAATCTCGGTGGTCGTATACAGCTCGTAACGGTAGCCATAGAGGACTGGGCCAGATGAGATCAGAGCATTACGGAAACCTTGATCCATTCAG